CCTAATGTGCCGTAGAGGTACATCTCTGTTTTCTTGAGCTCGCGGTCTACAATTTTTGAAAATCTCAAATTCATTTCGCGCTCTTTTTGCATCAAAAGAAACCGGAAACAATCAGTCAAACAAACACTTGACTATGTATTGGACGTTATGGTTAAATAGTTGTACATTCTCTTTTTTGATGAATTTCAGTTAGTGAAATTTGGCGTGAGCAACATTAAAAAAAATGGCAAAAGACCGCGAAAGGCGCACTGCGAAAATCTTGTACGTCGACCAAAACCTGACGGCGAAGGAGACTTCCGAACGGGTTGGTGTGACCGAAAAAACCGTCGGCGACTGGGTCGAAAAAGGGAACTGGAAGGCATTGCGTGACGCAAAAAATGCCAGTCCGGCGAAGCGCATCAACAACATTAAGCAGATTATCAGCAACCTCAGCGATGAGTGGCTTGAGCTTGACCGACAGGTGAAGAAACTTGAAGGCGAAGGCGGTGATCTGAAGGAGATCGCGGAGACACGAAGCCGCATCAAGGGCATTGATGATGCGGTGTCAAAATGGAACAAGACCCTTGAAAATATTGAAAAGGATTCAAATGTATCACTCAGTACCTACCTGCACGTGATGGAAGACATATTCGATTCGCTCGCGCACTACAACCGCGAGCTATATCTGTCGCTAATCGACTTTCAGGAATATCACATCAATAAGGTGTCGACAAAACATTAACTTCAATGAAAGCGGATGCAAAACAGGCGCTGGAAAGATACCGGCAAAAGCTCGAACTAATCAAGTCGGGCGCAACGGTAAACCCTTTTGAAACCGAAGCCGAACGGCAGAAGGTTATCGAACGGTCCAGAACCGACTATGCCTATATGGTCCGCGAATTTTTTCCGCATTACGCTACCGCTGAAACGGCAGATTTTCAGATCGACCTGGCAAAAAAGGTCAAAAAAAACAAAGTCGCGCGCTTTTTGGTCCGCTGGGGGCGGGGGCTGGCAAAATCAGTACATTGTGATATTCTGATCCCGATCTGGCTGTGGATGAACGGAGAAGAGGTCTATGTCGTATTAATCGGAAATAATGAAACGAAGGCAAAACAGCTACTATCTGATGTGCAGGCTGAGTTCGAGGCAAATCCGAAATTGATTCACTATTTCGGTGAGCAAAAGATGTCAGGCAGCTGGGCCGACGGCGACTTTCAAACCCGCGATGGCCGGTTTATCGGGCAGGCGCTGGGCATGCAGCAGTCGACAAGGGGGCTGCGAAAAAAAGCAAAAAGACCTAACCTTGTGATTCCTGACGACCTCGAAGACCGCTTCACGGTCAAGAATCCAAAACAGCAGGATGAAATCGTGACATGGCTCGAAAAAGACGTGATCCCGATGATGGACGGCGACACCAGGCGATACCTGCACCCCAACAACGACTTTGCGCCCCGCACGATACAAAACCAGCTCGAAAAACGACACCCCAAATGGGTCGTTCACCGGGTGGATGCTTATGATCCGGTCACCTACATGCCGGCATGGCCTCAAAAATATGGCCAAAATTACTACCGCGATATCGAAGAAGATATTGGCATCCTGGCTGCATACGCAGAATATAATCACGAAGCACACATCGAGGGCAAGATCTTCAAAAACGATCAAATACAGTGGAAAAGGCTGCCGGCGCTGAACCATTTCACTGCAATTTGCGGGCACTGGGATATTGCCTACGCAGGTACTGAAACAAGCGATTTCAACGCCGTGCGCGTGTGGGGCCTCTACCAGGGCGATTTCTACTATATCGACTCTTTTGTGCGTCAGTCGAAAATGCGCGATGCGGTGCAGTGGATGTGCGATTTTCAGAAATCAATGCCGCTTAGCGTGACAGTACACTGGTCTTTCGAAGCGCAGTTTTGGAATGACGAAGTTAAGCGCACGATCAAGGAAGTTGAGGCTGAAAACAAATCGGCCGACGGTAAAGAAAAAATTTCGCTCGGCCTGGTAAAAATCGATACCCCCCGACAGAAGAAGTACGACCGCATCCTGCAACTACAACCTTACTATCAAAACGGGAGGATCTATTACAACGACAAAAAACAGGGGCACAACTATACCCAGGTGGGGCTTGTGCAACTCTTCGGCATAGAGCCGGGGTACCGCACAAAAGACGACGCCCCTGATGCCGATCAACAGGCCATCAAGCGGCTTGAGAAATTCAACAATACCGGCGCGCGAGGTATGCACCGAAGCGGAAAAATGAAAAAAAACACCCGGAGACGGGCTTAAATACAGTGTTATGAAGAAGTTTTTTGCAAAAAAAGAGGCTGAAAAAAACCTTGAACCGGCGGACCGCGCAGAGCCGGCGGTCTGGAAAAGCTACCGCGCAAACGGCTGCTCAGATGCCGCTGCTTTTTTGAACGAAAACAGGATCGATCCTGAATTCATGTTGCCGGGCACGGTTGGTCAGATATACATTTTCTACAAGTCATGAAGTTTCTGGAAGAAAAAGATTTCAAGGGCGTGATTGGGCAGACCGCGTTGGCTGGTCTGAAAGGACCCGGAGCAGCTAACCTGGATGAGTCGGAAGATCGAGCAATCAGTGAGCTTGACCCACTGCGCGGAAAATTCAACGTGATCATCATGTTAGGCAAAAAGGGCATCGCCAGGCATCCGGTGCTGATCCGCATGCTGGTGCACATCACAGCCTACTATCTCTACAATACCGTGCCCGACGACGAGATCCCGCAACGCATCGTTGACAACTACAGAAAAGAGCTGACACTGATCAAAGATCTTGCGGCGGGAAAACAAAGCTCAACGCTCGATACGCTGATCGACGACACAACAGGAGAGAGCGTGACAGTTTTCAGGTGGGGGTCGAATAAAAAAAGGAGCCACGACCTGTTTAGATAAAAATCGTTTAAACGCCGTTTAAGCGGCACAAAAAAGGCAAATCAGCATGGAATGGACTAAATACATTAATCCGCGTAGATGGGGCGCAAAAAACAAAAAAGAGACCCCGCCGGCGACGAAGAAGAAACGCATCTTTTCGCAGATCAAAAAAACCAGGACCTATCGCACAGAATTGGAGATGGACAAACTGGGGCAGGCGATTGAATCGGCACGCGACCCTGAAAGGCCGAGCCGCGAGGATCTGTACAGTATCTACGACCAGATCCGGCGCGACCGTCATCTCAAATCGCAGGTCGATATTGCGATTAACGACATACAGCAAAGCAAATTCGTCGTCATAGTCGACGGACGAGAAGACGAAGAGCTGCGCGAAATTTTTGACGCGGAATGGTTTGACGACTATGTTGAATACACGGCTGAAGCAGAGTTTTGGGGGCACTCGCTGATTGAATTTCCCGAACCTGATCCGCAAAGTCAGACCTTTTCGGCTTGTTACCTGATTCCGCGCGAGCATGTAGATCCCGCAAACGGAAGCATCATCCTTGACCGACAGGCAGATGTCCGGCTGCCGTACCGCGACAACCTGGAAGCGCTGAATCTGATCGAAATCGAAGGAAAGGAAGATCTTGGCCTATACGAATACGCGGCCGAGGAGGTGATCCTGAAAAAGTACGCACGCTCAGACTGGAGCCAGGCATCAGAACGATACGGAATGCCTTTTCTTGATTATGCAACTGACACGGATGACAAAAAGGAGCTTGACCGCATCGAGGGTATGTGCATGAATTTTGCGGCAAATGGATACATCATCCGCGGCAAGGAGGACACGGTTGACATCAAACAACCGCAGGCGGGAGATTTCTACAAGATATACCTCGAGGCAATCCGTGAAGGGAACAAAGAACTTTCGAAACTGATCAACGGCCAAACCGGCACCTCTGACGAAGAGGCATACGTGGGCACCGCAGAGGTGCATGAGCGCATTAAAAATGTGTTCAAAAATGCCAGGTTGCGGCGGCTTCAGAATCACTCGAACGGAAAGCTGATCCCGCTGATGGTGAAAAACAAATACATCCACGCCGACCGGCTGGCGAAGGCAAAAATACAATACCTCGACCTGCTCGAAAGCGACGACGATGCAGAGCCGCAGCCAGCAGCCCCGGCAGCCCCACCCGTGGCCGCAAGTAAAAAAAAAAGCGTGTTGATTTCGCCCTGGGCCTGAAATATCTGAGAGCTGATTCCAGCGCGCTTTATGATGCCGATTCGTTTGCGCGCGTGTACGAGAAGTATATCGAACAGATCCGTATGAGTACGCGGATCGATATCAAAAAAACAGCATATACCGACCCCCGGTTCAGACTATACAACAACTTGCATTCTGATGCCGCCCGGTTTGCTACCTTCCGCGAAGCACAAAAGCAGCGCGAACTTAATGCAGCGGGCAACGATGCAGACAGGAGAAAGATTGAAAAACGGTATGCAGAGTATCTGAAAACTGAAAAACACGGCATTTTTGCGAACTGCGCGGCAGCGGAGAGATGGACCGGCTTTCAGGACAATGCCGACCTGTATCCAAACTTGGAGTGGCGCACCGCAGGTGACAACGACGTGCGCCCGGAGCATGCCGCTCTTCACGGCCTGGTGCTGCCGATTAACGACCCATTCTGGAAGACACACACCCCACCGCTGGGCTTTGGTTGCAGGTGCGAGCTGATACAAACCGACGCCAACGTGCAGCGCAAGCAGGGCTACAAAAAAACCACGGTGCCTCGCGGTTTCGACTTCAACCCTGGGATAGAACAAAAGGTGTTCAGCGACTCGGCTGGGTATTACACCAGCGCGCCCGTGGCAGATGTCGAGGAATTAGGCAAACAGGCAAAGGCTGCGGCGTGGAGGGTGACACAAAAAGAGGTGCGAAATGAGCTGAAAGCGTCAAAACTGAAGTTAGAGCCGCCCGGCAAACTAAAAGGCAAAACAATCATCCTTTCGAATTCTGACATCAAAAATATTACCGGGAAAAACCACGACGATCCGGCCTTGCGTGACCTGTTGCTATACGACATACAAAAGGTCGTCAAAGAGTCAACATTTGTTGAAGAGGGAGAGGAGAAAGGCAATGAAACCAGCCCGAACAAAAAACAGCGTCATGCGAATTACGAGCGCTGGTTCTATTACAAGGTAAAGGGCTACGACATGTATCTGAATTTCAAAAAATACAAAGGGAAGGAGCTGTATAAACTACATGCCATTACCGATAAGTTACAAAAAAAATAGACCCCGGAAGGCAGGGACCAGGGCACCCCGGTTTACGCTAATACCAAGATCTATTTCTCTACAAATATAAAAAAAACGAAACAATGAGCAACAACGAGTTTCTGAGGAAAATCAAAGAGATACGAAAAAAAACACCTGAATTCATACGCCGGTTGCCCGGCATTGGAAAAACTGAGGGGTTGCGGTTCATTGCTGACAACTTCGAGGCCGAGGGCTTCGAAAAAAAGCCGGGCGTGTATGAAAAATGGCCGGCAAAGAAGACTGAAAATGCGCGAAAAAAAACGCTGATGGGCGAAAAGCGTGGCGGATCGTTGAAAAGAGGATGGGGTAAAGACACCCGGACGAATACCTCACAGGTTGAATTCACCAATTCGCTACCCTATGCCGGCATACACAACGAGGGCGGAAAAATTGCTGCGCACGACATTTTTCCTTCTGAAAAAAAGGCGTTAAGCACGCCGTATGGGGTATTCAGAAAGGTTAAGCATCCGGGATCGGATATACCGCAGCGACAAATGATCGGTGACTCGGAGGCGCTGACAAAGCGCATTGAAGAAAAAATAGACAAAGAAATGGAGAAACTCTTAATGAAATAAACCATGTTGTACGACACGTATGTGCTTCTGAAAAAGAGGCTTCAAGATCTGAACATGCCAACAGAGTGGTATAATGTTCAGTACGAGGAAACGATGATCAACGATGCCGGGTTCTTTTTTGAATTTCCGGATGAACTGAAATTTGAAAATGTAAGCAAGGAGATGCGCCGGGCACCGATCAAAATACGACTGCATGTGTATAGCAATGCCCTGCGCACCACCGACGGCATCCCAGACGCGGCAGTGGTTGCGCACGAATCGCTGGCCCTGCAGGCCCTTGCACTGCTCGATGGGTTCACGCCGGTTGCAGACGATGGCCAGCGCGTAACGAGCAGACTACAGCTTGTGAGCTGGAAGCACTGGCACCGCTGGCGCGGCTGGATGGTAACCTTTGTGGAATTTGAGGCAAAAAAAGTATTATAAAAGCGGGGAAACACCCCGCTTTTTTATGCGCTATGCCACCGCTATGATTTGAACACATTGCCGTTGCCTGTTTTTATTTTTTCAGGGTGGGGGTTTCTTCTACTTTTTGTAACAATTGTTACAAACATGAAAAATAATTAAGTATTTACTTAAAATATTTTGATTTTTTAATACAACGTATTAAGTAAATGCTTATCTTTGATACAAGAAATTTAAGTATTCACATTTAAAACAAAACATCATGACAACAAATTTAGAAGTACTCGAAAGAAAATCCGGCGGAATTTCAAACTCAGTATTTGAAGGTACGAAAGAACAGGTAAATGAGTGGATGAATAAAAATACAATGATCTTAAAAAATCGTGGAATTTTTACAGATACTTCAAATCTCGACTGTGAAACAAAAGACGAATTTGCACAAAGAATAGAAATTCGCATTCATGCTGATGCAAAAGTAAGAGCTGAGCAGATTGCAAAAGAAGGAACTTTATATACTTATTGCTTTGTAAATGCTCAATAAAAATGGAAAAAAAAGAAATAAAAGTAGCTGAACGATTTTGGGACAAGGATACGCACATAGTTGTGTATCCTGTAATCGTTCCAAATGCAGATAATTATAAAATTAACTTAAAAACTGCATTTAAGACTAAAACTGGATTTATTTGGAAACAGATATTCACAGGGGAAGAAAGGGACAGACCTTTGTTTACTTGGGATGATGTAGACTACTACTATAAAGAGGAACTAAAAGCGATAGCAAGTATTATATCACCTTTATTTTCTGACGATATTAAAAGTGCTAATCAAGCATGGAGAACACAAAATCCTGATGCTGCGGTAATAATAAAAGGCATGGATGAAATGATTAAAACAGAAGAACCTGACATTATGGATAAACTACTTGGACGCGAAAAATTAAAAATTCAATTTTCTGATATACATGAATGGGATGAAACACACCCCCGTGGGAAAGTTGAACACTGGTTGCCGATTTGGAAAGCATGGCGTTATTCTTATGAAGTATTTAAAAAAGAGTATGAATCTGGAAATCTTATACAATTATGACAATTCAACAACTAAAAAAAGAACTCGGCTTAACTAACTCGGAAATAGCCGAGTTCTTTGATTTGTCGCCAATCGCTTACGCGAATAGTTCCGCAAAAAAGCGATATGAAACCGCACTTTGTCGCTTCTACGCTTTTGTAAAAAGCGAGGCGGGAAGGAAAAAATAATTGAAATAACAAAAAAAAGCGGGGAATCACCCCGCTTTTTTTATTCTTTACTGAACAGCTTTCCGACGCTTTCGCCTATTTTTTGCGCGCCGGTTTTGTTTTGATCGGCCGGCTCACCGGCTATTTTTGTGAGCAGGCGAATGATTTCCTCATTTTGCCTGACCAGCTGGTTGAGCTTCAAAAACCAGGTCCAAAGCTCGCGGGTTACCAGAATCAATACAATTACTACGATGACAAGTGTAAAATTTCCCATTTTGTTATTGTTTTACAGGTTGATAATTGCAATTATAAAGAGCAGGACAAGGATAGCTACAATTATCTGCCAGGGCGGCAGACGGCGGCGGGTGAAATTATCACTGTAGTTATCTGTCATTTTTTGAGCGTTTAAACGGCATTTAAATTACAAAAAAACTAATTGAACAAGGTCAGCTGGCCGGGTTTGGTGTCGGTGCACTCTTTGAGCTGCTTTTTCGCGGGTGTTGACAGGTATTCGTAAAATGTGGTGCGGCTGATGCGATATACAGGGTATATCATATTTTCAAAAATATGCTTGTCGGTGCAGCCGCCCTGGTGGTTTTTGCTGTGCTTTTTGTAGATCTCCTGTATGTCGATGATCCGTAAAAGCCTGTTTTTTCTGTCGTAAGCCATCCCTGTTTTTTTTTCAAAGTTATCTGTTTTCGCAATTCATTGTACAACAGTGCGATGTATGCAAACAATCTCCTTCGTATTAAGAACCATAACCCACGCTTCCGGAAGGTGGGTGGCGCTACTTTCCGGGATTGTGTTGTAACTAATTAGTTTTGTGGTGATTGCAGGCAGGGTGTACATATACTTGTTATAAGCAAGCTGCTACGTTCCTGCTTCGTTTGACAATTCCGTTTCAAAAGAATTAAAAAAAAGCCCACCCTGCGGAGAATGATTTTCAATTCGTTTCTTAGCGGTTAAATAATAATCTTCATTTAATTCTATTCCAATAAAATCTCGGTTTAGATTTTTACAAGCAACGCCAGTTGTCCCACTACCCATAAAAGGGTCAAATACTGTCATTCCTTCATCGCTGCTATGCTCAATAATTTTCTGTATCAATTCAACAGGCTTTTGTGTTTCGTGAAATTCTTGTTTGCATTTTTTTATTTGCCAAACACTTCCATCACGCTTGCCCCTTATTTGGTGTTTACCATTGGTTGCAAATATTATGCTTTCATAGTTATAAGAAAAATTACCTTTCAAATCTCCCATTCCGCCACCGCCTTTAAACCATACAATTTGATTTTTAGCGTCAAAGTAATTTTTCAACTTAATCCACCAATAGGGCATCACATCAAATCTTGTAAAAATGTAGAGTGCGGAATTTGGCTTTAATATTCGCTTGTATTCTCTAAAAATATCATCAAGAAAAAACATAACGGTAAACCCATCATCTCCTTGTATCAATTCAGTTGAGCCACTTTTGTATCCTTTAGTAAAATTTATTCCGTAAGGTGGGTCTGTTACTATCAAGTCCACCGAGTTGTCAGGTATGTTTTTTATCAATGAAAATCCATCTCCAAATATTAAATCCATTTTTGCCATCGCTTCTTTTTTTAATTCTTTTGTTTAGTACTTCGTATTTAGCTTTTCGTTTAATCAACCGCAGCCAGCTTATAACAGCGGTTTTGTGCTATTTACCCCATTAAGTTTGTTGTTAAATTGAAGCCTTGTGCAAGGGGCAAACAGACACAAAGCCGCAAACCGTTACCTGCAAGGCTACGGGACGAACCTTTTATGAAGTTCACCTAATATTAATTTAAATGCCTTATCAAATCCTTCATCGTGTTTCAAACCATCTGGAGAACCATCTCTCGGATGTGCTTTACTTTCATCCCAAATCGCTTTTACAAGTTTGTGGGCTTCTTGACCACCTTTGTTTTGGTGGTGCTTTGCGAACTCATTTAATTCTTCGTGCAGTTCGATTAAATTTTCTGTGTTTAATAAATCTTTCATTTTCGTTATTCAATTAATTTCCTACTGATAAACCGCCCAGCAGGTAACAGCGGTTTGGCAAAAGCTGCCAAAAAATTTGTGCGAAATTTGAAAGTTTACGTTAGGCTGCCTTCGCCAAGCCGCCAAACGCTCGTTAGCGGTCATTGCTTTCTTATTGCATTTATGTAGTCCTGCATTGTTTCCGCTCTTATAACCATTGCTGGAAAAGTTTTAACGTCGGCGCTTTTAAAAGCACTGAGCATTCTGTTTGCAACTTCAAGGCATGATTCAGATGTCAGCAACGAACCGCTAACATCAGGTTTCATGCAGTCGCCCAGCTCGTCGGAACTTTCTTTGCCTTCACACAATGTATCTACAAGTTCCGTGACCAGTTTATCATTGTTTGCAATAAAACGGTTTATAACCTGTGAGTTTGTGGTTTCATTGTTTTCTTTCCAGTCCGTACCTTTATCTACAAAGTCCAGAAATTGATTTAAAAATTCTTCCATCACACTTGTATTTAATTGTTATTTACCATCTCATTTATTACCATCGCTAAAACCTCAACTTCTTTCAATATTATAACGGCAGTTATGGGTATTCGACCGTAGACGCATTGAGATGAATACCTTCAACTTCAACAAGTTGAAAACGACCATTCTCACCTGTCTCTATGACGAAATGATTATTCAGAATGTCTTTTCGTATTGAATCAGACATCTCCACTTTGCTACCACACCAGGAGCATGTGTAGTACTCCGGTATTTTACCATCTATTATCCTGACACGGGCATCGACACAGTGTCGATACCTGTTCACGTGTTGACAGCATTCGCTGCTATCAACCAAAACTGCCGTAAAAGAGTTATCTGCTAATTGCAAGGTTGTTTGTTCTTTCATATTTTTTATTGTTTACTGGAGTTTATACCGTTTCAAATGCTTTACTACGCGTTGAAGATCCTGCATCTCATCGCCAAAGTCAGTAACGTGATGTTTATATTTCATTTCAAGCTGTTTGTACTCATTCGATTCTTTTAACCCTTTTCGAGCAAGTAAAGCCATTTTCTGCAAACCTTTAGTGTTTTCTCGCATCCGGTTTGCTTTCTCATCCATCCTGTAAGCAACAGCAACTAAATCGTTCAGGTGGTCATTTTTTGTTTTTCTCATGTCTTTTTGTTTTTCTGCCTTTCAGCAGGTAATACACGATATAGGTCCACAAAATTGCGGTTACGATGAGCGACACGGTGATCTCGAGCACGGTGCTGTCGCCAATGTGTTGCTGCCAGTTCATGCCTTAGTTTTCGCTGATTTCTGAAAAACCGCGGCGGTGGTTGTATGCTTTTGAACCGGGCACATTTGACGATGCCAGGTAATTGCGTTCGAGGGCTCGAAACTGACGTATCAGTGCATCGAGTTCGGGCAGGGTGTACTTGTGCAGCTCTTTTTTGAGCGTCGACCGCTCGAGCATGAATCGATTGAAACGATCGAAGCTTGTGCCATCGTGTATGCCACAACGCTGCGCAATAGCAAGTATTTCGCTGCGTTTTTTGCGTCGTTCGGCCTCAAGCATCGGATCGATAGAGGTTCTGAAAAAGAAGTCGTTTTCGAGCTTCCAGATCAGGTTGCGCAGTTCGTCGTCGAAAAGGCAGCGCGACGAGGTGGTGCGCCCGGATGTCCAGGCGAAGATCATTTCGTGTCGACCTTCGTCGTCGATGCCAAGTTTGTTAAGCAGCCCCATCAGGTGCTTGTGCTTCTGCATGTCCATTTTTTTCTGAATTTTGAAATAACAAAAAGTCATTGACCATATCGCGAAAGGGGCGATTACTCTCGATTAACTCGCAGACGGTTTTGTGTGAATATGACACCGTCGCGTGATCATACCCGCCCAGGAAGTTGCCTATTGCTGCGAGGCTGAGTTTGCTATTGTTTTTGAGCCACCAGGCGGCGATCTGCCTCACCTGTACAATTTCGCGTTTGCGGGTGCGCTGGCGCAGCTGGTCTACAGTTATTCCGAATGCGCGTTCTATCATATACAGAACCTTCTCGCGTTCAGATCCCTGCAGATAATACTTTTTGACATCGTCAAATATTGAAAGTGCATCGTCGCCAACAATACGACGATTTTTGATGTCGTCAATATAGATCACTAATTCGTGTTTTAACGGATTTAATACATACGAAACCCGCCCAAAACCAGGTAATCGGTGACTGTTTTTTTCTATTTCAAGTACCTGCATTTTGTTGATGTATTGTTTTGTGACCAGGCCGGGAATCGAACCCGGCAGAAAGCGCCAGCCCTGGTCTCCCTGCTATTTCACTCCGCTTCAATAACTTTGCAGATGTTGCACAGCGAAATAGACTCGACTTGCGAGCTTGCCAAGATTAGTTTAAGCTCGAGATCTGCACCGTCAAGCGCGCTGTTGATGTCAGTTGCAAATACCAGCCACGTTAATTTGATTCGCTTTTCGCGTCCAAAATTTTCGTCAATAATTGATGTAGAAATGCGTGCTTTGTAGGCTGTATCGCCATCATCGTAAATGATGATCCTCTCGATTTTCGATTCCGTGATGCCGACAACCATAATATTCATCGATTTTATCTCAGCGTATTGGTACATCCGCGCCTCTGCGTCTGTGAACGACACTGCGTCAATCAAATAGGATTCAACAATCCGCCGCTCGCGGCCGGTTTCGTCAACTCCAAAACGTTTGATTTTGACTTCAAAATAATTTTTCATATCACAAGAATTTAGGTTTTTAAATTTCAACTTATGCTACTGAAATTAAGGTCAATGAGGTTGTATGTCCCCCACTCCTCTTTCGTGCTGATGCGGAAATAGCGTTTTGAAGAGGGTCGCGTCATGCTCTTCTCGATAGCGTCGATAGCGCGATGAAACTGCGGGTATTTGTCGGCCGGGATGCGTTGACGGTATCTCACCAGGCCGATCACCTTTCGCGTATCGAGCTTTCCGCGCGAGGACGAAAAGGCATCGAGAATCAGCTCGCGAATCATATCTTCAACGCCTCCTGCGCTGACGTTCAGAAAGTCGTCGAAATGCTGCTTTGCAACAGCAATCAGCGCGTCGTCGAACTCAATACGCTCCTGCGCGTCAACCTCAATTTTGATTGACCGGTCGAAGTTGTAAAACACGAAATTCCCTTTTCGCTCTTCTTTCATCGTTGCGCCGTTTTCGGCCATCACAGCCTCGAAAACCGCGTCGGCGGCCTGGGCTACTTCTTTTTTGAACTGCGCAAGCTGCTGATTGAGCTTTTGCGCTTTTTTGAGCAGCGCCTCGGCAGTGGCCTCGCGCAGCTTTTCGCTTTTCGAAACCCGCGCGGCAGGGATCTGCAGCCCGGTTTCATCGATCCATTGTTTTTTTGCCATATCAATTTATTTTAAGTTATTATTTGATTTTTTGATTGTTAATACTGCTTTTTTGATTGCCAGCTTTGCGGAGAGATCTGTGCGCATGAGCTGTGCCTTGATGGTTTGCTCGAAGAGTGTAGCAGCCGGGAAAAGCCTGCTGCTATCCTGATCGCGGACAAAAAGCTCATCAGACTGATAGGCCTCTGACCGGCTGTGATAAGCCTGCCTAAAACGCGTGACCTCAGCATACACACACGTATAGCCGCACGCCTCGAAGTACTCTTTCATCTCTGATTCTGATACAAAAAACTTGATTATCATCACTTAATAATTTCGTAAGTTTGAAAATCGTTGACAAATTCGCCGGCCAGCCTATTATCGATCACCTTGAGCTTGTGCAATACGATGTTGTATTTCCGGTAATCTTCCTCGTTGTAAGATTCAGTGAGCTTCGCTATGAGCTCTTCCTGCTGCTTCTGCAGTGATTTCTGACGACTGATAAGATCCGCCGTCATTGATGTATCCGTTCTTCCTGCCATTTAGTATTTCCTCCATTGTTGCCCGTGACGGGATGATATTCATATATGCCAATTCATTTATAAGCTCAGTTTTATCGATCTGACCTGTAGTTACCTGCCGCTCGATTGCCAGCCAAAAACGTAATGCAAACCATCTGTGCATGACTGGGCTGTTGAAGATGATCCGTTGTACCTGCGTGACGCCGGCTGACATGAAAGCCGGGATATCGCGGTAAGCTGAGATTACCTGCCGCAGCCTCCTGCTGAAGTGCATGCGCTCTGAAAATATGTTGCGGTAAGCACAAAAGCAGTCGAAATACAGCTCATAGAGCTCATCTGTAGACAATCTTTCTACCTGCGCGAAGCGGGCGATCACCTTTGATTTTTCGATGATGTCATTGAACTGCTTCATTGAAAACTGGTTTTTGTGGGCGTGGAAAAACAAGAAGAGTGTCAGGAATGCGCCTTAACTCGTATTCAAAAACCATGATGATTTCGCCTTTTGCGTAGCCGGCTTTATCCTCATCTGCGATTGCGGTATATCCGCCAAAAGCGCGTCGGTTGAACTTAACTTTGATTTGAACTGCTGAATTCATATCGAAGCCTCCTTTTTGATGCGGATCTTCATTACCTCGCGGTACACGGTGCGAAGGTCCTTCAGCCCGCCATTTGCCACGACGGCTTGCGCAATTACTGAAATTTGCTGACGATCTGTGATCCCATTTACCGCCAAGACCTCGTTTGTCATGTTGAGCAGAAAATCGCGTTTGCTTTCGCGCTCAACCGGTATGATCTTCGTGAACTTTTTACCGAAACGGGAAAAAATCTCAGTAAAACCGACTTTTTTTGCAGCTTCTCCCTTTTCGATTTTGCGTTTGAGCCCGTCGGCCCCTACGATATAGAAGCCGCATATACCTTCCAGGTTGTTGTATAGCCTTTTCAGCTCGAGAAATGCCTTGTCTTCAAGGTCGCCAGCTTCGTCGAAAATCAGCAGGGGGCGCTCGGTTTGCCGCAACACATACATTGCATTTTCAAAAACCTCGTCGGCGCGGTCGTTTGTGTCGACCCCCACCACCTTGCCTATTGCACGGATCAGGCGGATACGGGTGCGGGAGTTTGAGCAGTCGATGTAATACACGTGTGGCATTTTTGCTGCATAAGCCTTGCAGGCAAATGTTTTGCCGATGCCGGCGTCGTCGCACAGTATCGCAGTGAATGAATAGTTTTTACAGGCAGCCAGCTGCGCGTCGATCTCGCGCTTGACGCGGGTATTAGCTATATTCCATTCGAGCTCGCGTGACCGGTTGAAACCTACAAAGCGGGCGAATTTGACCCACTTTTGCTCACCAATCAGCACGGGGTTCTTTTTCCAGCTTTCTCCCCGAAGATTTGAGATGTCGGCCGGATTGAAGTCGTTTGCACGGGCAAATTTAGCCTGTGTCAGTCCTGAAAGCTCCTGCCTTTCAACGACCATTTTTCCAATTTGAATTTTTTCCTCTTGTGTAAAAAACATAACTTTGCGTTTTAGAATTTATCGATAGCGGCCTCGACCGGGTCATCTGAAACCGACCGGTTGGGGCCTTTATTTTCGTGAAAAATTGTTGCCGCTACATTTTCGTTAACTCCTTCTTCCATAGCGGCGTTGTAGCTTTCTTTGTTGAAATTACTATCTGTGCGCGCGATGTTGTAAGCATCTGCCACGCCAGCGTGTATCAGTTCGAAAGCATTAACAGCATCATTTTCGAAGCTGTCGGCCGATGCTTCCTGTACATATTTGCGCCTTTCGTGATGCGAATGCGCAAGACTTGTGCTGTGCGAGCTTTCAGCTTTAGCCTGACTTGTGAGCGCGGCAGGCAGGCAGGTCATCAGATAGCGCCCGTCGGGGCTGTAGATGTCCGCAGCGGAGACGTCCCACAGGACCGTCACCTTCACGTCGGGCCGGTAGCCGGTTGCTTTTGTTAACACAGATGCAGATGCCGGCCAGTCGGGTATTTCAAACTTATACATCCGCTCGGCTTTCCACAGCTGCACAAAACCGCGCATATACGAAATGTCGACTGCCGTTTTGTGCCCGAAAATGGTCCGTAGCTGCCGGGCATCCATCGCTTTACATTCCGGATGCTTGTTTTCAAACCGCTGTGCCGGCGTTGATCCGTCGCGCAAGGGCTTGTTGTTGTATTGATTGATTATTCCCTGCAGTTGAATAATAGCCTCTTCGTAAGTCGGAAGCGATTCGTTGTCAGGGATAAAATCGGGATTGGCCTGACTTTCGATACCGGCATACCAGGATGTACGCAAGAAGTTATCGAAGCCTTTCAGCGTCTTTTTGAAAAGTCTGAATTGCGTTTCGGCAGGGTTTGCCTGCGAGTTTCCGACTTGTATCGTGCGCACTTTGTTGAAGATCCCGGTAAGTATTTCGTCGCTTTTCGACCCGGTGAAGGCGCCGTGGTTATCTGAAACGAATTCGAACATGGTTTGCCGACCGCCAGCCTCAACCGCCATTTTCACAGCTGCTTCAACCATCCGGGGGGTCTCGTTGTGCAGGCCCTCGCGCGCAGGCGCCCATCCGGCAATGTAGCGGCTTGCCACATCGCTGATCAGAATCACATATAGATTCATGCGCAGGCATCTGCCTTTGCTGTCGTAGTATTTGTATGCCACCGTGGCCGATCCATCGCCTGCAAATAGCGAATGTGCATATTTAAGCGGCTCGGCCGGCACATAGGTGAGGTAGTGTTTTTTGTAGTAATCGACGCCGTGACGGGCTTTTGCCATCGCTATTTCGTTGTCGAAGCGCGAGCAATACTGGCAAAAAGTGCGATATGACATGGCCGACTCCACGGTCCACTCGGCCAGCCATTCCACGTAGTCTGCATGTAGCTTTTTCAGGTCCTCTTTTTGCGGACCGCCCGGATTCATGTACAGGTTGTACATGAGGGTCTCGTGAATATCGAAAGGAAGTATTTCGCCCGTTACGGTGTCAATCAGCCTGAAAAGGCCCACCTTGCGGGCATTTGAGTTGCCATACTTGCCCGACACAATGTATTTGCGTTGTGCATTTTCATCGAAAGCGGGGAAGTAGTGCAATTTTTTGCGTAGTGATTTGGTTTTTTTAATGCGCAGCCCTTCGAGCTCGCGCGAGGCGATCACCTCAGTACAGAGCTGATACATGTGTTCCTTGCGATTAATGCCAAGGCGTTTGTACTGCCCGTTTTCGAGGTATGATGATATCATCCGGCACCAGGCTTTTGCCTCTGCGAGCTGAGCTGCTTTTGTTTCAGAAAACGCCGGATCGGAGACAAAGCGGAAGTATTGAACATCTGAATTGTCCAAAAAATCACTGACACGGCGAACCAGCTCTTTTTTAATGTGCTCAATTACTTCCGACTTTGTTCTCACTTCCATATTATCAATCAAGTTCAAAATTTCTTCTTCAGAAGGCAGGCAATCGCGGAAAAAGCGGGGTGCACGGTTCGGGATGCGGTTGAGCGCGTAGTAGAACGTGCCATTCATCCGCGCCCAGCGCCAGGCCTTTCCGGAGTCGGGCAGGATATCGAAATGCCGGTGTGACGGAGGAAGGGACCCTAAGAAAATTGATCTCACCTTCCACAAGTAATCATCCTGTACATTGCATTTTTCGACCAACAATCTCTGATTAATCCAGATTGTTTTTCTGCCCTGCTCTGACCTTGTTATGATATCGCCGTGAATGATATTCATTTCAATTTTCGCAAGGTTGAAGCACTGCAAGGAGTTCTGACGCTGCTTTCTTAATATCCCGGATCAGCCTTGTATCCCTTTTTTCATGCTTCCCTCTCAACACTGCTGACACATAGGCAGGCGAACAACCTTCACGTTGAGCGATTTTCGTAAAACTGCCCTTCAAAAGATTAATTTGCATTTTGTTCAAACTCTCCATAACTTTGTTACGATTTGTTTATACAAATTTAGACTTTTATCTATACAAACACAAATAATTACCTACGTTTTTGTGACTACAAAACAGAAAATACTACAATATCTTGAGGTAAAAGGGATTAGCAAGAGAGAATTTTATCTCAAAACGGGACTTTCAAATGGTTTTTTGGATTCCGGGAAGTATATCAGCACAGAAAATGCGGAGATAATTATCTCAAACTACCCTGACATGAGCCTGGAGTGGCTCATCATGGGTACAGGCGAAATGTTGAAAACGAAAAGTGTAGAAAAACTTACCGTTTTAAGCGACGAAGAAAAAACGAAAGGTATAGAAAACCTTACCATTGAAAAGGGTAAGAAAAACGGTAAGGAAATCGACAAAAACAAAAAGTATAAAAAACCTTACCATATTACAAATATTACAGCTGAACCGGAGGTCCAAACGTTTGGACTCAGAACAGACCACTTGAGAGAATCTCAACACATACCATTATATGATATCGAAGCTGTAGCGGGGCTTATTCCTTTATTCAACGATACTGTCAAGCAAATTCCGGTTGGTGAAATACAGATACCTAATCTGCCGCGATGTGATGGGGCCATTTATATAACAGGAGATAGTATGTATCCGCTTCTAAAGAGCGGAGACATTGTGCT